AATTTACCGAAACTGAGTTATGACCGCGCCCTGGAAGGCGAAAAAGCCGGATTAAGTAAGTACCAGATTTACGAGGAAACGGGATTTTGGAAGGGTCCAGAAGGTGATTGGCGTTTTGAGATCGATGACAAGGACATCAAATTTAAGCCGGAAGCTCTAAAATCCTTTGAGGAAATCATGGAGCAAGAGCTGTTGATCGGAGCGCCTGGCGAGGTTGAAAGATTGAAGCGTGTTCGCTATGCACCGATCACTGATGTAGTCGAACATCCAGAGCTGTTTGAAGCCTACCCTGAGCTAAAAGATTATTACATTAAGATTGATCCTGAAGGTGAATGGCGCGGTGGCGGAACCGCAAGAGGATACCAAAGCGGCAGGGGTGAAACCGTACCGTTGCCAGATGGCACAGACGGGACCAGGCCCGTGATTATGCTAATGGCGCCGACCAGAGAATCAGAAATATCACGGCTTGAAACTCTGATAGAAGGCAAAAAAGGGTATCTTTCCAACAAAATGGATGAGCTGGCAATGTTGGAAGGTCGCACAGATAGAAATGTAAAATTTGGTGAGGGAGAAGTAGATAAAAAATTACAGAAACTAATTATTGATGAAGAAAAAGCCATTGCAGGAATTGAAACCCAGCTGCAAAAGCTACGCGATGGCGGCCAGCCAGACATACCGTTTGCTGTTCGATCCACGTTGACCCATGAGCTGCAACATGCAGTCCAGGATATTGAAAATTTTCCGCGTGGCGGAAGTCCAGCAGCTGCTGAAATGCAGACTGAAACAGCAATCAAGCAGCTGGCAGAGCAAACAGGAAAAACTTTAACTGAAGTGAAGCAAGCCGTAGCAAGCAGAAACTACACGCTTTCAAAAGTTGCGGCACTCGACAAAATCCTCTATTTGCAATTTTTGCAGCGTTTTAAAAACAGCGACAATCCAACCAGGTCGGCGCGGCTCATCAATAACAGCAGTTTAAATTATGAAATGACCATGGCAGATGAGCGATGGTTAGGGCCTCAGCCCAGCCGCCGCAACATCCCAAAATATGGCGATTATCTACGGCGCAAGGCGGAGCTATACCAGGCCAAGGTCATTGACAACATTTTGAAACGTGAGGAATCCGGCCAAGGTCATTATAACGCTTTTCAGGATGCACTAAATTCGGTGCTGAAATACGAAGACAAACGCGGAAAAGTCGATGTTTCTAATTTAAGCGTTAGAAATTACGATCCTCGGTTTATTGGAAACGCAAAATTTTATGAAGGTCGGCAAATCAGTTTGGAAAACAATGAGCGCCTGGCAAACCCTGACGAGATCATTCAGCCCAACTGGATGGCAATTCCTGAAAATGTTTTAAAGAACGCAATCAAGCGGCTTAGTAAGGAAGCAGATCAGTACGTAGGTGAGCAAAAAGTATTAAGCAAAGTCGAGGATGCGACAAAGCGGCTGGAAATACTTAGGCGCGACAACCCGTTTGATTATCAAACTGAGCTGTATTATCGGCTGGCGGGTGAAGCGGAAGCCAGGGCGGTGCAAAGTCGTTTTGAAACATCTACAGCTTTGTCAAATTTGACTAAGGAATTTGATATTTACGAAGCTGATAATGGGCTTTTTAAAATTAAAAGCGGCACAAATGATTTAACGCCAACAGAATTTAAATCACGCGAAGAGGCACAAAAGTATTTGGAGAAAGAGCTAGGTTTTGAGGATCGAATTCCTACCGCCATGCAGGATTATGGTGGCGCGTATGACCGCAATCCTGAGCAGCTGGCATTCTATTATCCCCGCGATCAAGTCCCTACCGTTCCAGCAGCTGCCGCCGTTAATGTACCAAAATCAGACGTAGGTTTTACCAGCCCCGCGCTGCGCGTGATCATGGAAAGCAACAGGGAGCAGCTGCCGAAAGAGCAATGGCTGAAATTCCTGAAAGGCAACGGCGTTAAAGATGATGAGCTGGAATTTTCCGGCCTGGGCGAATGGCTGAAGCAGCAGAAAGGCCAAGTAAGCCGTGCCGATCTGGAAGAGTATATGACCACGCAAAACCAGCTGAAGATTGAGGAAGTTGTTTATGGTGGCATGGATGAGGATGTTTTGGTGCAGCGTTACATAGAAGATGTAACAAACCGATCCGACACATTAAGAATTGGCGATCTGCCAGAATTTGAGGATGAGATTGCTGGAGAGGTCGATAAATTAGTGGAGGATTGGAAAGGCGGGTATAGCTTAGTTTCTGGACTGCACAATAATGTCATTTTAGATGCAGACATGAATAGGCCCAGGTTAAACACAGAAGATGAAGCAAGGGCGTTTTTTGAAAATCACACAAAAAATATTCATGTAGTTGTAGATGAAAATGGTGAATTTATGCGGCTCAGGGACGGTGATATAAGTTTTTTTCAAAGCCAAAGCAGGGCCGACCAGGAAATTGAATTTGCTGCGGAAAGTGACGCCCGCACAATGACACAAGAAGATTTAAGACAAGCATTGAATATTGAAGGTGATGAAAAAGCATTTGGCCCTGTTAAATATCCACAAGCCGACCTAAGCCTACCAGGTCAGCGGGACGAATACCGCGAGCTGGTGCTTTATTGGGATAAGCCAGGCCAGCCATCGATGCCTAAAGGGTTTAGTGTTAAAGAGGTTCCAACAGGATCCGGCAAATTTACCATTGTAGATGAGGATGGTTCTATTGTTGACAGAACCTCATACGATACAGAAGCAGAGGCAATCGAAGCATTTAATAAATTTTTTGAAATAGAAAAAGGTACTGAATCCCTTTGGATGGGATCCCATCAATACACGGACAAACCTAATCCCTTGCTGCATATCCGATTCAGTGAGCGCAGAGATTCAGCTGGCGAGCGCATCCTGGTGATCGAAGAAATCCAGAGTGATATTGCAAAACGTGGCCAGAAAAAAGGTTTCCGGCCTAAAGGGTTTGAAGCAACAAACAAAAAAATTAAACAGCTGGAAGCAGAAAAAGAGGCAAACACAGAAAAGTTTTTGGAGTTTCAAGGTATGTCAGCCAATGAAAGAGAACAGGCTGGCATGACTCAAGACGCTTATGATGCTTTAATAGCAAGGGATTCTAAAATTGATGAGCTGATAGAGGCGGAACAGCTGGCAATGATAGAGCTGCCGCCTGGTACTAAAAAAAGCCGCGAAAAAAGGCCAGGGGCGCCAGAAATGTTTTTGGTTCAGACTCCCCAAAAATACGAAAACCGTGATCTGTTTTACGGAATGACTGCACAAGAAGCTGAAAATAACGCTAAATATTTTATTAAATCAGTGCAGGAAAAGGGCTTGGACCGCGGCCCGTTCATTATGGATACCAAAGATTACATGGAGCTGGGCCTCAAGCGCATGATCCTCTGGGCGTCAGAAAACGGGTTTGAGAAGATTGCCTGGACCACGGGCGAGCAGCAGATGAAGCGTTACAATCAGCTGGTCGAGGGTATTCAAGAGCTTACCGTGGCAAAGAAAAAAGATGGTTCAGAACAGTATCGAATAATGGGCCAGGGCGTAGGTGAAGAAAATATGGATTCAGGTGATATTTCGCGCAGCCAATTAGATGAATATGTAGGCGAGCAACTTGCGGCAAAAATAGAAGATGATTTTAACACGCGCACTGATCCAGAGGTGGATCTGGCGCCTAGCGGTGACGCCTATGACATGATTGAGGTTCCCGTTGACGATTTAAAACTGCCAAAGGATCCGCGACATTTTTTGATGATTGCTTACGACAAAGTGCTGAAAAACGCGGCGCAGAAACTAGGCAAGAAATATGACGCTAAGGTAGGGGTTGGGGATTTGACAGTAGAGGAAGCGCCGATGGTGAAACTGCCAGGCCAGGAAAACGTGCCAGATGCTCAAGTCAAATATGGAATGGGTAAGCCTATACAAGAAAAAGTTTGGACCCTGAACCTTTCCGAAAAACTAAAATCAGCAGCAGAAAAAGGATTGCCGTACATGGCCGTAGTGCCGCCCGCTGCCATGATGATGAACCAGGAACAGGACCGCACCCCAATAAACCGAGCAGCTGCTCGCCCTATTATGGAAAATTATGCTAACTAAAAAAATTGAAGATGTTAAGGAGCTGGTAAGGTTCCTTGGTGACAACCGCGTGGCCCGTTTTAAAGGCATGGGTATCGAGGTGGATCTGCATCCAGATGTATCAGCAATGATGGAGCAGCCGCCACAATTAAACGATCAGCAGCTGCAAGATGAATACTTGAACAGGAGGGCGATATGAGTTTCTGGTGGCAAAAAGATGAAAACGAACTTGGCAGCGCGGTTGCCGATATTATTTACAAGCTGAAGGAAGATCATTATGGCCGATTTACCATGAATCTCGACATGCTCCGCATGTATACGCAACGGGATTATGAAGCCCTGGATCGTTTTAATCCAGAGGCCCGCGCCATGAATCTCAGAGCTGAAGATTTTAGGATGCGGTTGAATGTGATTGGCAACATGGTGGACACGCTCACCTCGCGGATCGGCAAGTCGAAGCCGCGCCCGATGTACCTTACCAAGCGCGGTGATTATAAGTTGCGCCAAAAGGCCAGGCTGCTAGGCGATATGATGGAAGGTGTATTTCATCAGACCAATCTTTTTCGGTTAATGCCAAATGTATTTATGGACAGCTGCATTTTTGACATTGCGGCCTTGAAAGTAGGGCGTGATGGCCAGGATCTTTTTACGGAGCGCGTTTTTCCTAATGAACTGGTTTGGGATATTGACAGCGCCATGTATTCAGGAATGCCGCCAGCACTGCATCAGATCAAATCGATGCCGATGGAAACGCTTATTATGATGTATCCTGAAGCAGAGGCCGACATCCGTTTTATGGCAGAACAGATTAGTAATTATGACGGTGAAGAGGGGCGTGAAGCGGACATGCTGGAAGTTATTGAATCCTGGCATTTGCCCTCAGTCATGGGCGGCGATGACGGGCTGCACTGCATCACCATGAAGGATCTAGTTTTAAGCTCAGAGCAATATGATTATGACCGTTACCCGTTTGTTTTCTTAAAATGGGGTGAGGCTGGAATCGGATTTGCTGGAATATCCCTGGCCGAGCAGCTGAAGAATGTTCAGTTTGAGATTAATAAACTTTGCTTACGGATCCAGCAAGCCATGCACCTTCTCAGCGTGCCGTGGGTTTTTGTCCAGGCTGGCAGCCGCGTAGTCGATTCGCACCTTAGAAATGTACCTGGTTCAATTATTTCCTACGTAGGTCAGCCGCCCGTCACCTACACGCCCCAGGCGATGCACCCTGAAGTCTACGCGCACCTGGATCGATTGTTTCAACGGGCTTATGAAATTGCTGGCGTATCCGAACTATCTGCAACAGGGAAAAAGCCCGCGGGCCTGGAAAGCGGCGCCGCATTGCGAGCATATCATGACATTGAAACCGAGCGTTTCATTTCCGTAGCGCAGCGTTATGAAAATGCTTTTATGGATGCAGCTCAATGGTTCATGGATCTGGCTCAGGAAATCGTAGCAGAAAGCGGATCTTTTCCTGTTAATGGGATTGCTCACCGCACCATGCGGACCATCGATTTCAAAGATATTAAGATGGCAGAAAAAGATTATATCCTGCAACCGTACCCCGTCAGTCTGTTGCCATCCACCCCAGCCGGAAGGCTTCAGGCGGTTTCCGAGCTGGTCAATAATCAGATTATTACAGATCCAGGCCAGATTGTGCGGCTCTTGGATTTTCCAGATTTACAATCCGTTACAAGCCTGGTCGAAACCCAGGAAAATGATGTCGATTGGCGCATTCAGGAAATTGAAGATAATGGAATTTACCATGGGCCTGAGCCTGTCATGAATCTTCAATATGCCAGCCAGCGCATGATCCAGGCATACCTGGAAGGTCAACAGGATGGAATGGAACTGGATAAATTAAATTTGATGCTGCTTTTTATCGATGAATGTCAGCAGCTGATGCAACAATCTGCAAATGTTGCCCAGGCTCCGGCGGCCCCAGGCGAGCAGCCCGCCCAGCTGCCGGAGTCACCCCAGGCTGAAGGGGGCCAAACCCCGCCGAGTATGGCGGACATAATGGGCGGCGCACCAGCCACGCCACCCGCTGAATCCTTACCCGCATAATTATGGAAGATTTACAAGGACAGGAAACCGTAGAGGCGCCGATCCAGGAAGATATAGACGCGGCGCAGATTAATGAATGGATAGAGGACCATATACCCTCTGAAGAGGCCGAGGTCGAAGTAGATCAGCAGGAATTTGATGCAGATCCTGAAGTGCCTCTGGAAGTAGTGCCGCCGCCGGAAGACGAGCCGGAAGCGGAAGCAGCTGCACCAGAAAAAGAAACATCGACCAGCAAAGCATTTTTAAAACAAGCAAAAAAAGAGCGCGAGCTGCAAGCCCAGCGTGAAGAGCTGAAAAAAATGCAGGATGAGCTGAAGCCTTTCATGGATGCAAAAAAAGCCGCGGAATCCGGCGATATGCTTGGCGCCATGAATCAAGTCGGCTGGAACTATGAACAGGCTACCAACCAGGTGCTGAATGATGGGAAGCCTCAGCAGCAAAACCAGGCATTAAATCCTGAACTAGAAAAACGATTATCAGCATTTGAGGAATCACAGAAAAAACAGCAAATTGATAACTATCTGGCAAACCTAAAAAACATTGTAGATTCCGATGATAATTATCAACTGATACGATCAAAATGGGATGATACAGTCCCGATGATTCTTCAGCTGCAAGAAATTGAGGCAAAAGAAAGCGGAAAATTACGCGATCATAATAATTTGCTTGACGATATTGAGAAATATTATGAGGATATTGTCATAAGTCTTGCTGGATCAGCAAAACTTTCAGACAAAATCGGGCTGAAGGATGCAGCCCAGAGTACCCCCCAGGAAACGCCATCCGATAATTCTCCAAGGAAAAGACCGAGAACGCTCAGAAACAGTGTTTCGCGGCCCTCTCCGCCAGCTACGCGGGAGCCGAAAACACGCCGAGAGCGTATCGAAGCAGCTCTTGCCGTGTTCGACTCACAAGGGAGGTCCGCATGATGTCTAAACAACGGAGATTTATATGGCATCTGCAACCACGCTTTCCAATTGGGATGCGGCATTAAAACAATATTATAGAAATAAGGCGGTTGATGATCTTGTTTACAAGAGTCATCCGCTGATGGAATTACTTCCAAAAGACACAAAATTTCGCGGGCGCAACATGCCTATTCCAATTATTTATGGAAGAGGGCAAGGGGTTTCTAGCACGTTTTCAACCGCCCAAACCAACGCATCAGCATCAAAAATTGATGATTTTCTGCTTACCCGTGTATCAAAATACGGTGTAGCAACAATTTCGGGTGAAGCTGTCGCTGCTTCAGAGGGTGATCGATATGCTTTTTTATCGGCCAGCACCACAGAAATTGACAACATCATCAAGTCTGTTGGCGATTCAATTGCCAAAGGATTGTATGGCGATGGATCCGGCGCAATTGGTCAGATTGCCTCGACCACAACCATAGGATCAACCTCATGCGATTTAGAAGATCCAAGTACGGTTTTCAATTTTGAGGTTGGAATGAAGCTCGATCTTTCTGGAACCAAAAGTGGTGGATCCGTAAGATCAAACCAAACAACCATCACCGCGGTTGACCGTTCCAAGTTTAAGCCTGGCGATACCGACCAGCTTACGGCCTCGGCCAATTGGAATGCTAACTCAGGAGCGACAGGGGATTACCTTTATCAAGAAGGTGATTATGATGCAGTCATAACGGGTCTTGATGCCTGGGTTCCTTCCAGCTCGCCATCCAGCGCGTCCTTTTTCGGCGTAGATCGTTCAGTCGATCCAACCCGTTTAGGCGGACAGCGTTATGATGGATCCTCGGATACCATCATCGAGGCGTTAATCGAAGGAATGGCAATCACGGCCAGGGAAGGCGGACACCCAGATCACATTTTCCTTTCATTTGCAGAATTTGTGAAACTGGAAAAAGCACTTGGCGCACAAGTTAAGCGTGAGGTGAAACGTAGTGATTCACTTTCCGGCTATGACAGTCTTGACTTAATCGGCCCATCTGGAACGGCAAAAGTTATTCCAGATAAAGATTGTGCTGATGGAGTTGCTTACATTCTGGAAATTGGAACCTGGACATTAGCCTCAATCGGTGAAGTCGTTCAGCTCACGCAACTCGATGGAAATCGCGTTTTGCGCCAGGCAAGTGATGACGGTATTGAAGTGAGAGTGCATTCATACGCGCAGCTCGGATGTTCAGCACCAGGTTGGAATTGCCGCGTGACGCTCCCATCTTAATAGGAGAAAACGATGGCCAATAAAACCTTTTATGATGTTCAGGCGGTTAATCCCCACGTTAAGATTTTAGCCGGATCCTTTACCACGAATAACACTTCTAATCCAGTCCCCGCGAATAACACGGGGGCAGGATGGTCGGTTGCTCGAACAGGTACGGGTGAGCTAACGGTAACGCTTGAGGATTCTTATCCTGGATTGATTTCGGCACAAGTATCGCTGGCTTTAAACGCAGCTGGCGATTCAAAATGTCAATTTGGCGCCATCGATGTCACAACAGCTAAAACCGTGGTGATTAGAACCATCACGGGAACAGCTGCCGCGGACATTGCAGCCAATGCAAACAATCGCGTCCATTTTTGTTTGATTCTTAGAAATACCTCTTTAACTCAATAAGGGGGATTTCATGAAGCGCGGAATGGACACAGGAACCGCGATCATGATCGGCATGTCACCGAAACGGGGCGGCGAAGATGAAGCCGCCTCGGTAGGTTACGATGGCGAAATGATCGAGGAAGAGGAAATGGAATATGAATATTCTGATGACCAGCTGGCAATGGCTGATGAGTTGATGAGCGCGATGAAAGCGGGAGACTCTGAGGCGGTACTGGATGCGTTTCACGGAATATACATGTCATATTCTTAAAACCTAGCCATGACTGATTTTGTCAGTTTAACGGTCCTCAGACAGCTAGTGCGTCAGAGGGCCGACATGGAGAATTCCCAATTTGTAACGGACACGGAGCTGCGCCGTTATATTAACCGCGGTTACGCGGAGCTGTATGATTTAATCATTACGGAAGCAAATTCCGATGATTATTTCCTAAATTCCTACTCTTTTAATCTGACATCCGGCACAAAGGCATACGACCTTCCATCTGATTTTTACAAGATGAGGGGCCTGGATCTGACCGTAGGCTCAGATGTCATGCCGATTAGACGATATAATTTCAGCCAGCGAAATGTCGGCAGCCGCTACCAAGTCGCAAGAAATCTCAGGTATCACCTTCAGGGAAATCAGATATATCTAAATCCGAAGCCTAGCAGCTCGGATTCTATGACCCTTTGGTATATTCCAACGCCTAAAAAATTCCTGGAAAAAACCGTTACAGCAATCACGCGTGGCAGCTCTACCATGTGGACCGTAGGCGCAAATCATGGTTTTGTAGTTGGGGATTTGATTACGGGGGTGAATTTTATAAATGCTGCAAATTATAACGTGGATCAAACCATCAGCGCCGTAGGTGCGGCCACCGTCACAACGGATCTGGACAGCAGCGGCCTCGCGGATCCGACCAGTTTTGGAAACATTGAAACCCGTTTGGATTTTTATTCAGGCTGGGATGAATTTGTCATTTGTGCTGCTGCAATCGATGCGCTGGTTAAAGAAGAGGCCGATGTTCAGCCGATGATGATGATGAAGGAAGAAACCAAAAATCGCATCATAGCCGTGTCAAATATGCGCGACCTGGGCGAGCCTGTTTCAGTAACAGATATTTCAGGATATTACACCGATTTCGCTAACATGAACTGGTATTAACATGAACGAATACATAAACAATCAAACATATATTTCAAGCGGCGATATGTCCGCCGATGTTACTGGCGGATCCATAGATGCAGCCCGAATGTCAAAAGTTTCAGCAACGTGCGTTAATACATCTGGATCCTCGCCCGATGGCACTATTTACATCCAAACATCAAATGATGGCATTACATGGGTGAATAGTGGAATTGGAACAGGATCTGCCGCAATCAACGCCGCTGAAACTAATGTTCTTTATCAAGATTTATATGAAAGATATGTTCGCATTTTTTTTGATCGCACCAGCGGATCCGCATCACTTAATGTGGCCATTACTTTAAAAACAGCATGAGCCGCGGGAACTTTACGCAACTTTACACGGGCGATGCAGCTGCTGACCAGGTGCAGGGTTATATAGCAACCGCATTGCAGCCGCTGCTCGATCTTCCTTTTGCAGCTGGCAATCGAGTGCAGGATGTTGAGCTGTCCACCTCTGACACGTTTGTAAATCACGGATTAAATCAAAAGCCAGAAGGGTTTATTATTACCAAATCAAACGCGGCACAAACAGTTTATGAATCGGCATCAGACAACGATTTTCCTGACCGCATCATAATTTTAAAAGCTGGCGGATCTGTAACTGTTGATATTTTCTTTTTTTGAGGTCACATGGCAATAACAAACGGAACTAATATCACAGCATTAGAAAAGCCCGCGGTTGGCGTTGATACGGGGCCAGGATGGGCAACTGCGTTAAACAATAGTATCGATGCGGTGGATGGGCATGATCATACCACAAATAAAGGAAGCAGAATCACGCCAGCAGCAATTAATATAAATGCCGACCTGGAATTTAATGAGTATCAAGCAAAGGAACTAAAGGGATTAATTTTATCTCAATCCAATGCGTCAACAGATAACGCAGCCATTTATTCAACTTCAGGAAATCTATATTGGAGAAATAGCAGCGGGACCGCGGTGCAAATCACTAGCGGATCAAGCGTTTCAGGAGCTGGGGGAACAATTACGGGCATGGGATCTGATGCAGGTAACCAGGCTGGCGCATCTTACACTCACGGTTCCCGTGCGTTTAATTTTTTTACAGATAAAGATAACTCTGATTTTGCAAAAATAAATTTTTCTGATGTCAATTTATATAAGTTTTCAGATGATAATTCAGCAGATTCTGCATATATAACAATTGCCGCAGATTCAGGCATTTCAGGCGCAGCCGGAACCATTACAGTCCCAGGTGAAACAGGAACCATGTTGACTTCAAACTCAACGGTGACTGACATTAATATCACTTCCACAACGGACCTGAAGCCTATTCTTACTCTTAAAAATACAAATTCAGGCACAACAGGGCCGACCTTTAAATTTGTAAATGACAAAGGCGCAGCGGGTGCAGCAAATGATATTTGTGGCATCATTAGTTTTTATGGTGATGATGCAGCCCAAACAAATATGGAATTTGCAAAGGTGGAGGGAATTGTTGCAGTCCATACCGATGGTCAAGAAGGCGGACAGCTAAAATTCTCAGTCGCATCTCACGATGGCGAAATGCAACCAGGTTTGATCATCACAGATGGATCGGCTGAGGATGAGATTGATGTAACCATTGGAAACGGCACGGCATCCGTTACAACCATATCTGGAACTTTAGATTTAGGTGATCGAGCAATCCTAAATGTTGGAGACATCGATTGTGATTCTATATCGATGGCAGATGCTGCGAATGGATTAGAAGTTAATTTTAATGGAAATACTGGAACTAATAAAATAAGCCTGACAGATAATTTAGCCAGCGCCTTAGACATTACCCAGGAATCAAATTCCTATATAAAATTTGTCACAACAAATTCTAGTGAACAGATTGTTTTTGGCAAAAACTCCACATTTGCAAGTACCACAATTGCGGACCTTGGAACTGTCACCACGGCAGATATTAATGGGGGAACCATTGATGGAGTTGCTATCAATAATTGTGTTATTGGTGCATCAACGGCAGTAGCCGGATCTTTTACATCTGGCTCTTTTACATCTTTAGATGTTGCTAATGGGAATATTGCCAACGTGGGTGACATTGATTGCGACAGTATTTCCATCGCAGATGCAGCTGTCGGGCTAGATTTAATTTTTGGTGGAAATACTACAACAAACAAAATTAGTTTAACTGACAATCTTGCAGATGCACTTAATGTAACAGAATCAAGTAACTCCTATATGAAATTTGTTACAACTAATAACTCATCTAATTCATACACAGAAAGAATTATTATTTCTAAAGATTTGGAAACATCTGAAAATTCTAAAGTAAAACAATTAGGTGCGTGTCTCCAAAGCTCAACTCATCAATCTATTATAATGGGATATTAATATGTCTGGAATACCTAGTGGAAATGGATCAGAGGTTTTAAAAAGAACAACCATTCACGCACAATCTAATACTGCAACGTCTTTTAGGTGGGATGGTACTATGGCTACAACTGGCACTTCCACTTATGCTGTTACTGCAAATCATATAATTACAGTAATAAATATCATATTTAATGAACAAGCAAATGCTGGGGAAGACATTAACCTTTATATGAATGACGGATCTAATAATATTCAATTGATTCAATCACAAAGTTTACCTGCTTACGGCACTTTCGTCTGGAATGACAGATTGGTTTTAACGGGTGGTGATAAATTAATTATTAATGCAGGTTCTTCGGCAAATATAGATGCTATTTGCAATTATATAGACCAAGATTGGAGCTGATATGAGTGGATTAATTACACCATTTGGTAGAAGTGGTATAATAGTAGATAAAAGAAAGTTAACTATTAGAGCGTATGCGCGAATAACTTCAGCCAATCCATCGAGTTCAGCGTTTGATTTTTCTTATAATGTTTCATCAATTAGCACATCGTCTTCAGAAGTCACATTAAATTTTATAGAGAAGATTTTCAACCCCCAAAGCATCATTTCTATTTGGGGATTTTCAACTGAGAATCATTATTATTTTTCTTTTAATACTCAATCATCGGGATTGGTTTCAAGTCATGCAACCAGTTATCGTAAAAACACAGAGGGGGCCACGGATCATACTGATGCAGGTGCACTTGACGGAGCGACGATAGTCGTATATGGAGGCGCATGAAATATATAGGATTTAAAAAAGATAATGAGTTTTGTTTATTTCATTCAACTGATGATGATTCGCTAGAACCTAATTTTAAAAAATATCATCCAGATATAGCTGACTATGTTGTATGCAATGATCTAAAACAATATGATGATTTTGCATTATGTCATGACATAGAAAATGGGAAAAAAATTTTCAAAATGGATCTTGCAAAAGGGCAAACAAAACAGAGATTAAGAGGTGAAAGAAAATCCTTACTTCAAGAACAGGATATTAAATTTATGCAAGCTCAAGAAAGTGGTGCAGATACAACTGCAATCGTAGCAGAAAAGCAAAGATTAAGGGATATTACTAAGGAAGTTGATTCTTGTAAAACTACTGATGAATTAAAAGCCCTTAAATGTGAGGCATCATGACACTAGAAGATGTCCAAAAAGAAATAGTTTTTATTAAAAACGAATTAGCAAAAGTACCCGCATTAGAAGCACGGCTGCATCGTTTATTAGGTATGGAAGAAATTCTTTTATTACAAGAAAATGATGAAAAAAAGCCAGAATTAAAAGTTGCTAACAAATAAAAATGGCACTTCAAAAAGCTTTGGTCCCTGTTGATATTGTTGCAGGATTAGACACAAAAACAGACGCTAAACTGACTGCAAAATTAACAGATTTGCAAAATGGGAGATACACTGTTGGAAGTCAGATTTCTAAAAGATTAGGGTACACCTCAATGTCTCAAGATATTGCAGGGTCTGCGTCAAAACTAACAACGGGTGACGGGCTGGCGGCCTTCCAAGATGAGCTTTTAGAATTTAGTGGTTCTAAATTATACTCTTACTCTGATGGAATTACAAAATGGGTGGATCGTGGCAGTTATTTATCTTTAAAAGTAAACGCTACGGATGTTGTTAGAAACACCTCAGAAGTCAGAAACCAAGATAGTTGTATTGCGTCAGGATTAATCCTTTACGCCTGGGAGCAATACGATTCAACGGGAAGCCTGGAAGGGGTGTATGCTTCCGTAGTGGATCAGACCAGCGGGGCGGTGCTGCAATCAGAAACATTAATTGACTCAACAGCAGTAAATCCTCGGTGCGTAGGGATCGGTCCAAATCCAACGCTTGTATATGTCGATACCAGCAGCAGCCCTAATGTCGCAAAAGCGATTCAGGTTGATATTGACAGTCCAACCCAATTTAAAAGTGCTAACACGTTAGTTTCAGATGTAAAAGCAGCAGCTCCGTTTATTGATGTTGCTCAGTATTCAACCGATCCCACAACAGGCAGCGCCGTGTTTGCCTACAATAATAATGCAAGCACCTCGATAGGGATTGGATTTATTACAAACGATGGAATTGTAGGCGGCCCAGGCAACGGATTTACGGGCGTTACGGTTGTATCATCGAGTGACGCCACAAACGGGATTGCAGTACATGCAGATAACGTAAATACATCTGACGCACTAACTGACAGAGTTTATGTAGGTTATTACTCAACAGGTTCCTCTCAGGGCTTGGTACTAAAAAGATTTAATCCTGTTTTATCTGTTGAAGATACAGAAGTTATACAAGCCACCAGCACCCAAATTGATGGATGTAGTTTCTTAATGCGCCAGGATGGTGATCTTCAGATAACATACACGCTCAATGCAACAAATACATACGATCATAAAATTAGAACAGCAGTATATGACCCTGCAAGCAATGCAGTAACATCAGCAGCCGCTGACCTAAAACTGAGCGTAGGGTTAGCCAGCAAAATGTTTGAGTATTCATCTAAAATTTACATGATCGCGGTCCATGAAACAGACTTGCAGCCGACTTATTTTGTGATGGATACCACGGGGTTGATTATTGCCAAAATGCTACCTGGAACAGCTGGCGGATTGCCTAATAAAACTTTGATGCCTTCCGTAGTTAGTGGATCGTCAGGATTGTTTGAATTTGGTGGGTTAGTTAGAACCAGGTTGGTATCAAAAAATAATGATTTGTTTTCTCTGGCTGGCATCAGTCGGATGGAATTAGATTTTACCAGCGTTGAGCGTTTTGAAGCTGCTGAACTTGGTGAGAATCTTCATGTTGGCGGCGGGTTCGTTTCTATTTACGACAGTCAGGAAATCGTAGAAATGAATTTCCATTTGTACCCTGAAAACATAAGCGCGGCAGTAAATAACAGCGCCGGAAGTATTGCAGCCGGAGCCTATCAATATAAAGTGATTTGGTTTTGGACTGACGCCCGCGGACAAATACACAGAAGCACGCCTTCAGTAGCTGTATCAGCAACCACAACAGGCGGCAGCAGCACCGTGACGCTGACCATTCCAACGCTTAGGCTGACACAAAAAACTGGCGTCATTGCTGAAGTATATAGAACAACGGACACGGGAACGCTTTTCTATAAAGTCGGAAGCGTGGCAAACAGCACAAGTGCGATTTCAGTTAGCTTTGCAGATGCTGGCGCCATATCTGACACAAACCTGGTAGCCAAGGAATCTTTATATACTGATGGCGGCATCCTAGACAACAGCGCACCGCCCGCCAGCCTTGTAATCGCACCTTATAAAAACAGGCTTATATGCGTAAGCTCGGAAAATCCTAAAAAACTTTTATTTAGCAAGGCGCGGCTTCCAAAAAGCCCCGTGGAATTTACGGATACTTTTAGCATCACCCTGAACAAAGCGCAGCGCGTCACGGCTATGGCAGAGTTTGATCAGAAGCTGATTATTTTTGAACCGAATCAGATTTTTTACATTACTGGAAACGGACCGACCAGCACGGGCGCACAAAATGATTTCAGTCAGCCTAATTTGGTGACGGGTGATGTCGGATGTCAAAACACAAACAGCCTGGTGCTGATGCCGCTGGGCCTAATGTTTCAAAGTAAAAAAGGCATCTATCTGCTCAATCGATCCCTAGAAACCATTTATATCGGCGCAGATGTCGAAGCCTACAATGATTTGACAATCACCTCGGCGGAATTGATCGAGGATGAAAATCAAATCCGATACCTCACCAGCGATGGCCGCGCACTGATATACGATTATTTTTACGGTAAATGGTCAACCTGGACAAATCACCAGGGTAATGGCGCCACTATCTGGAACGCAACGGGTGACTATGTTTATTTGCGAACTGATGGCCGTATATTTCAGCAATCTTCAACCAGCTACAAGGACGGTGATGATCCTATTGAAATGTCAATTACAACCAGCTGGATGAAAACAAACCAGGTTCAGGGCTTCCAGCGGATCCGAGCCGCTTATGTGCTAGGCGATTTCAGATCAGACCATACCCTTAAAATGGAAGTCGGCCACAACTACACCGATTATTTCAACGAACAGCATACTTTTGACTATATATCTGATTTAGGCATTCAGGAATATGGTGATAGCAGCCCATACGGATCCGAAGATTTTTATGGAACCAGCAACGGCGTAGCCGATGGCGTTTACCAATTTCGCGCTCACATGGCTAAACAGAAATGCCAGGCGATACGCTTCCGAATATCTGACATCGAAGAGGTGGACCCTGGACAGGCATACAGTATCAGCAGCCTCATGCTTGAGGTCGGAATTAGAAAAAACGGCATGAAATTGCCTCAGCAAAAACTGGTCTAAATGAATATGATACCCAGCATGTCAGAGGCGGATCTGCAACGCCTCGCGCAAATATTACAAGAACGTGGTGAGGGCCTGGCGGCCATTAACAGCGGTGAGGCGCAGCTGCTCAAAGCATTCGGCGGAGCTGGCGAAGCATTGCCAGGTACATCAGGCATGGGACCAGGGGGCGGGCCGATTCGGAGTTATCAGCAAGACGAAGCGGAAACATATTCAGGCGAATATACTGGTAGCAATGAACCTGAAGAAAAACCAGATCAAGGAGATTTTGAAACTAGGCCAGAGGTTATAGTAAACCGAAAATCTAGCCCAGATGACAACGACAACGACACGCCGCCACCGCCACCCCCCAAATACTACGACACGCTAGGAAACGAATACAGCACGCCGGAAGCCAGGGACGCGGCAAACGTTGAAATCAAAGTCGAGCAGGACACGCTTGCAGGGTCATTTACTGGCCTTATGACTGATTCTAATTTTGAGGTCATGAAGTCAAAAGGTGAACTGCCGACATTCAAATATTTGTCTGAGGATGATGTCAAAGCGCAGTTTGACCAGCAACTAGGTGTAGCAGCCGAGGAAGGCCGCACCGAGGTTCCAAGACTTGCGGAGCTGTTGAACACATACCTGAACACTACTGACGAAACAACAGGCGAATATATTAATTTTGATAAAGCCTACCAGGATTATATTGATCAGATCACAGTAGAAAACGGCGGGACATTACCTTTTAATAGGCTTTCTGAGCCTACGATGCGTGCAATGTGGGAAACCGCGATGTCGAAGGCCCGCCGAACGGAAGCATTTGAACTGACTCCGCAAGAGGTTGCAGCATTTGAAAGGGATGCTCCGCAAATCGGCGTGGTTGACGATGCAGCTACCACAACCATGGACCAGGTTAAAGGTACGGAAGCGGCAACGGTTGGAACTGTTGATGACCCTGGCGTTGTCACGGTTGACACCATCACGGCACTGAACCAGGAAGAAATTAATACAATCGGCCAGCTGGATGATTTAGCACAAGAGCTGCTGGATCGACTCCGAGGTGCTGCCACAAGTCCCGCGCAGCTTCAGCTGAAACGCTCAACAGAACAAAATTTAAAACAGCTGCTTGGACTTCAAGCCGGAGCAGCTGCTGATCCTGCACGGATAAAGCAGCTGCGCGATTTGTGGATGTCAACCCAACAGGAAGCCACGGGCCAGGCTGCCGAGCTACGCGCCCAGGAAACCATCGATGCTGAGAAACAGCTCATTGAGGTGTACCGCGTCAAGGGTACGATGGAGCTGCAAGTTGAGCTGGCAAATTTGGAAACCCAGCGGCAAACCGCGTTAAAGAATGCCGAGTTTGCCCAGGCCCGTGAACTGGCTATCCAGCAAACCGCACTGACCAGGGTTATTACTCAGGCAAACCTGGAAACGAATGTAAACCTGAAAAACCTGGAAACCAGGCGGATCATGGCCGTGGAGCAAGGCAAGCTGGACCTGGCCACCAAGCTCGCAAATCTTCAGAAAGATTTATCGATTGCTCAGGTCAACGCGAATCTAAGCCTACAAAGCCGCGCCATGGATGACGCCTTGGCCATTGCCGCCTACAAAGGTGACATGGCCGCGCAGCAGCTCGAAACAACCATCGATCTTGCGGGCATGGAAGCGGATCTTAAAATGATGGGTTTTGACCTTCAGCGGGATCTTGCGGACCTGGATGCAGCAACTCAAAAATATATTGCAGAATTAGGCGCACAGTGGCGGCGTGAATCTGCAAAGCAGCAGCGTGATGATCAAATGCTTTCAAGCCTGGTAAGCCTTGCCGGAACTGCACTTGGAACATGGGCAAGTCTAAGCTCTGACATCCGCATGAAAAAAGATGTAAGCCAAGGCGATGCCGAGGTCGAAGGATTCCTGGATGCGCTGAATGCTTATCAATATAAGTATAGAAACCCAAACACTCCCAATGCTGATGCTGGGGTATTTATTGGAATCAGCGCCCAGGATATGGAACGGAGTAAGATGGGTCGGAATTTTGTGAATGATACGCCAAACGGAAAACAGATTGATATGAACCAGGGCCTTGCGGCGATTCTGGCAGGACAAGCCAATCTAAACCAAAGAATAAGGGAGCTGGAAAATGGCCGTAGCAGCCGCGGATAATCCGAATAAGTATTTAGACCCTGCCGCATTTGCGGCCATGGTTCAGCGAATGGGTGGCGATGAAGCTGCTACCAGGCGAAGCCTAACCGCATTAGGTTTCAATCTGCCAGGGGCCGAGCCATCCGCTGAAGGCGGCAAGGATCCGCTGGTGCAGGATTTTTTAAATATGATAGCGCGTGGAAACGTGCAGCCCCCTTCTGAAGAAATTACAGCCTTAGAAGAATCCAGGCCACCGTGGGATGTTGACCCGCTAAAAGCTGGTTTAATTGAACCCTTAGACGCCGAACCAACAGCTGATGCCGCTGTTACCACAGCCATGCAAGATCAGTCTGAAGTAGCAAAAAGGACATCACTACAAAGGCCAGAAGGTGATAAGCCTTCACCCCTCGGCGGTTCATTCATTCAGGACATGTTTCAAAGTGAACCTGAGCCATTAAAAGAAACTGCGCAGCTGCTGGAAGAAAAGCAGGAAGTCAAAGAGGAACCCGTTGATGAAATTGTTGAGGTGGAAGTCGATGAGGAACCTGGTTTTACTGGCTATCCAGTCGATTTTAGTACGACATTTAAGCAATCTGTTGATACCAACATTCTCAATCAACAGGCAAAAGACAGCGCATTAAAAGCCATTGAGTTTGCACAAGCTCAATACGAATTTATGGATAAAAATTTCGACATTAAAATAGATGTCGATGCGCTTACCAAAAATATTGATCAGTCTATTTCAGACTATACAACCAAAATCGATGAGATTGCCCAGGAAGAGATAAGCCCGCCCTTTGAAGGCGATACCATGCGGAAAGTTTTGGCCGTGATCGGTGCAGCACTCGGAGCAGCTGCCTCGACATTTGGCGGTACGCCTAACTATGCACTTCAAATTATTGACAAGGCGATTGATCGGGATCAGCAGAAAAAGCTGAAATCTAAAGAAATGAGGATGTTGTCAGCCAGAGAGCAGCGGCGTATTCTACAAGAGCAGCGCGGCCAAATGCTTCAGTTTGCACTGAACAAAACAAACCAGGCGATTCAAGCTGCACAGATGAAAGGCCAAGCAGCTCAATCACTATCGACATTGCAGATGTTAAAGGCGCAGCTGGAACAGGGCGCACAGCAGAATATTGACACGATCACAGCAAGCGCGATCAAAAACTATTTTGCAATGATGACGCAAGTGATGGCGAAAGAGCGCGGCAAAGGAAGGAATTACATTCCTGGCCTGGGCGTCATTACTGGCAGCCCGTCAAAAGAGGAAATGGCAAACATTAGAAAAGAGGGACAAACCTTTTCAGCGGGTTATTACGAAATTATTAAAAACCGCAACATTGCCATTGAAATGATGGATAAGCTAGACCAAGAGGGAGCTATCAATACCACGGTTCAATCTGGTTTAGGAATCCGTGGACTGAAAGGAAAGCAGTATAAGAATCTTGAGCAAGCCGCGACACTCATTTTCCTGAAATACAAAAATGACATTGCGAAAGTAGGTCAGGCGATGAGTGCAGCAGAGCAACAGCTGGTGGAAAGAGTCTTGCCGCAAACTACGCTGGCAACCATTACGCTGGGCGAGCTGAGGATTGCATTGGATGAACTGGATCGATTCCTGGAAAGCCGAGCTTACGGTTTACAGATGGGCATGGGCATCATGCCGACACAAAGGGATCTAAATTTCCAAGATTTTGCTGGCATGTACGGACAGCAGCAGCCCACAAAAGAAGTGCCAGGCGTGAAAAAGGTTACTGACTGATGGCCCGACTTTATTCCTACCGAGATCAAACTGGCGTCACCGTAGCGGATGAGCGCGTTGCGGATCTAATCGGATCCGGCGATTACTCTTTTATAAAAGGCCAGGAAATCTTTCTGCTTGGACCTGACCAGGCACTCTATACCGTGCCAGCCGAGAATGCACGGATGGCCCTGGAAGCGGGATATACTTATGCGCCCGAATCGGAAAAAGAAAAAAAGCTGCTTCAGCAAGAAATCAAAGATGATCCATTAAGTGAAGTAAAATCCGGCGCTATGGGTTTTGCCCGTGGGCTGACATTCGGATTATCGGATGCCGCGCTGAAAGGCATGGGTATGAGCGCGGATGAGGTTCGCATGTACCGCGAAGAAAATCCTATCAGCTCCACCACGGGGGAAATCGCTTCATTCTTTGTTCCCTTTCTTGGAACGGGTGCAGCTGCCAGAGCAGCGGGCCGAGGGGTCCAGGCGTTGATGAAAACCAAGGGCGCAGCTGGTGCAGCACGTACTCCGCTGGTTGGCGGCATAGCAGAAAAGGCTTTTAAATCCCGCCCTGTTTTGGGGGCCGCTGGGGGGGCTGCCGAGGGCGCCGTAGTCGGATCGATGTATGCAGCAAGTGATTTTATTCTGGATGAAGAAATTAACATTCCTCTAGCTGCCGAGCATGTCATGGCGGGCGCTGGTTGGGGTGCAGCTGCTGGGGGCCTGTTGGGGGGCATAAGCAGTGTACTTGCTAAAGGCCAAAGCAAACTGACCGATGCAGCAAATTTTCGATATTGGAAAAGTTTAGATCCACGTAACCCTGAGCTGATGCTGGCCACCCAAAAGCTAGGCTATCCTGAACGGGTTGAGGAACTAGGTAAATTTATTAGATCCCTAGACAAGCAGGGCGTGATTCAGAATCTCGGCAAACATGAAGAAATGTGGCGTGAGATTTCTGATGATCTGCTGCCAGCTGCTGGGCGTGATATTGGAACCATCATCAAATCCATCACTGACAAGCAGAAAAGCCTCAAAGGTCAGATCGAGGATCTGATGTTTGATCCCGTTTCAGTGGCCGATGAAATGCGCGAGCAGATCCTGGGGAGGATGTTACAGAAAGGTGTAACTAATGATCCAACAATGCTTAAAAAAATTAAGCGTGCAGAAAAAGCCATCAACGCTTTTGAGGATCTTGCTTATAAAAACATGCACCCCGTACTTAAAAAAATACGTGCGGGCAAAACACTGACCTTTGAAGAATCCGAAGCACAAAAGAAAATCTTCCAGAAATTCCTGGCGAATTTTAACAAGAATCCGAGGGATGCTGATTTTTATAATGTCATGGCTGGCATTATTCGTGAGCGTTCAGAGGATTCTCTGGAAGCGATTTCGCAACGCCTTGGACAAACTAAAGGCATCCCGCTGGACCTGGTGCAAAAGTTTAAGGAAACAAAAAAACTTTACGGAAATCTAGCCACGGTTCAGAAGATTCTTGAGGGCGCCATTGCCAGGGAAAAGCGAAACAATATGTTTGGCCTAACTGATTACATCATGGGATCGGCACTCGGCGGATCCACGGGCGTAATGGTCGGCGCGGAGTCTCTGCTTTCTGGTGGATTGGCAGCAGCTGGGATGACAGCAGCCGGAATGATAGGGCGAAAGTATTTACGAGAATCTGGGGATCTGCTGGCAGCCCGTATGCTTGGCCGCATGGATGACTATGGCGGAATGCTTAATTTTGCCACCAAGTCCGAGGAAAAGATCATGAAGGGAATCAATGCCATTTCCCGCGGAACAGCTGCCACCATGTCGGATCCAACACCGCCCACGCCGGAAAAGACTGTTTCCCAATTTAAGACCATCCGTGATGATTTGAATAATATGATGGGAAACCCTCAAGCCTTGCAGCCTCGGCTCGCCGCAATGGTTCCAGAATCCAATGGTGATCAGACCATGAACCAGGAACTGATTCAGACCATGGCCAACGGGATCGGATACCTACACCAAAATATGCCAGGCAATCCACTGAATGACAACATGGCAGTTTTCCAGAACGATGAGCCGATCCTGCCGCCGTTTCCTGACATCATCCGTTTCATGCGCCGCGTGGAAATCATGAATGACCCGAATCGGATTCTCATGCACGTAGCAGCTGGCACGCTGATGCCGGAACATTTAAATACCATACAGCAAGTTTATCCTCGGCTTTACCAAGATCAGATGAGGCGGTTGATGGAATCGTTTATGAACCGCACGCCGAAACTTTCACCTCAGATCCGAAACAATCTGAGTAGATTTTTTGAATTCAATATGGATCCTACGCTTAACTTTGTGCCTCAGCTGCAAGAGCAATATCAGCAGCAGCCGCCAGAGCAGCAGCAGCGCAGAGGCAAGATCGAAGCGGGTCCGTTCATGACCATGGCGGAGGACGCCCAGGTGATTGGAGGATGATGAAATATTTTCTTATCATATTTTTATTATTAGCAGGAACCGCATTTGGAACAGGGCATCATGCCAAACAACATCCAATGGATGCACAGCTGGCTCAGTCGCAAGTACCGCCGGAGCCACAATTCCAATCATTTCATGCAATGCAGCCGCAAGCTTCTGGGATTAATGAATTGCCTAATCAGATCATTGATATGTTTATGGGCCAGGGCATAGTGGGGGCTATGCTGATCATACTCGGCTTTTGGTTTTACAGAACAGAAACCCAGGCGCGTCAGGATCGGATTAAATTAACAGATAAATTTGAGCAGCTGGTGCGGGACAGTCTTGATAAAACGGATTGGATTGAGGTGAAAACTGGAATCGGACAACTGGACACGCGGATGCAGAATGTTGAGCGTGAAGTTGAATCCCTTAAAGAGTTTGTCATTGCCGGAAGATTAGGAGGGAGAAGTTAAATTAACTCATGGATGAAAGGATAAAATGGTAGTTCCATTATTAGCTGGTGCAGCTAAAACCATGGTGATCTCGATGCTATCTGAAAAGGTCGTTTTGCGGGTCATGTTGATGCTTGCTGAATGGGCAGCGGCGCGATCCACAAATAGCCTGGATGATAAGATTGTTACCGAAATCCGCGGCAAGCTTGAAGCGGATGGGAAACTATAATGAGAATCGCATATTTTACGGCGGACTTTCATTATTGCATTGGGGGGCTTTATGGCTGAAATGATTACACCAAATTTCAGCAGGGCCGAAATGCGATGTAAATGCGGCACTTGTAAACGTGACGAAATGAATCCTGAATTCATGAAAATGCTTCAGGAACTTAGAAACATTTGCGGCCCGTTAAAAGTGACTAGCGGATACCGCTGCGAGCAGCACAATAAAGATTCTGGGGGTTATCCGAAATCAGCTCATGTTCAGGGCTGCGCGGCTGACATCCAGATATATGGACCGAGGGCATTAAAGCTCATGGAAGAATCCCGCAAGGTCGGATTCCGTGGGATTGGATTTTCTCAGAAGGGTCCGCACCATCAACGCTTCATCCATCTTGACACGTTAGAGCGTGAAGCTGTTTGGAGCTACTAATGTTATTACCAGATGAAAGGAACCAAATGCCAGGAATACACTACGGAAAGAAGTCAATGATGAATAAGCCGAAGCGCAAAAAGCGCATGAAAAAAGGGAAATAGGTTTATACATTGTTTCGACATTTAGGGATGGTTTAGACATGTTTAAACATCCAAATCATCCCTAAAGTATTGATTTTACTAATGGCCGTCAGGCTCATAACCCGAAGGTCAGAGGTTCGAATCCTCTCCCCGCTACCAGTTTTTTCAACGGTTTACAAGCATTTGTGCCTTCCATGGCTCAGTAAAAAACGTCCGTTTAGACATTCGTTTAGACATTCAGGCGGGAACTTTAAAACTTTTAAGAATTCTCTTAACATGATGAAGCTTTAATTCTGCTTCAGTTTCCGGTTTGGTGCTGATAATCATTGCAGGTTGAATCCCTTCCTTAACGATAGTAAAATCTGAAATAGGTTTTACTGATACACCATGTTGGGTCAGATATTTTAATGCTCGGCATATATCCCATTGATCACTATCAAAACGTGCTTTGATACGCACTGAATCATTGATGATCGTCCGTTCCAATATTGTCATGCCATCTTCTTCTGTTATCCGATCCAGTTCAAATAAAAATTTCTCATCCTGGTATTTTTCCATGTTACAAATGGCATAGGTGCGTTCCACTATTGTTCCCTGTTTCATTTTCAACCTCCGGATTTTGCTTTACCCAAAAGACCGGGAACCCAACCCAAGGCTTTTTTAGAATGCCATACTATTTTTTTAAAGTGGGTGTCTGGCAGTGTTCCACTAGTTTCATTTTTCATAATATTCTCCTTAATAGTTTTGCGCCCCAGTATTCTAAGGCTCTTTCTGATTCATTTGACACCCGCAGCATCTTTCAAAAGCTGAATAATCTCTCGTGTTTCTGCCAGCGATTGCTCTGACTTTGCTAAATCAGACTCTAATTTTTGAACATCTACATTATCAACGGGACTAGATTCAACCCCGTTAATAAGCCAATTCGCATCAACTTTGTAAACGCTCCACAATGCCCCCAAAATATCCAGCGGAGGCTGCTGTTTGCCGGATTCAATCCGACTTAAAGAGTGACGATTTACGCCAATTTTTTCGGCAAATTCATCTTGTTTTAAACCGTGCGAATTACGAACTTGCCGGATCCGTTTACCAATTTCATTTATATCCATGCGTAGATTCATAATCATTTTATGGATAATTTGCAATTATAAAATCACGAGCATCAGAAATTGAGTTGCCAGCTGGCAGCCAGTTTGATGGATCATCAACGTGAGCAAATTCAAAATATTCACCTACCTTTCTAATCCATCCCTCAAGCTCGCCGCGGCTTATGACGGTATAGCCCCCTTGACCGTCAGGGACTATCAGCATCATGTTGTTAGGGTCATGCAGCTGCATCTTTATTCTCCTATTTTTTTTAAAGGGTTGTCATGCTGATTTTTTAGCCCTAATCATTTCTTTTAATTCTTGCCGTTGCCTTTCCAGTTTTTCTTTTCTTAGTTTTTTCCTCTTCTTGGCCCCGTATTTATCTTTAGCCCCAACCTTTTCCCAGGCGTTTTTTTCATTGTAGTTATCCTTTTCATTATCGTTTCTGTATGCCATCCCTGGTTTGGTATGGGCAACATAAGCAGAAACCTTCTGTGATGAATCAATCATTGGCTGGGCCATTTGCTGAACAATGGGCTTCAACTTGGTTTCCAATGTTCTTGTGGTCCATTCCAAGGTTCCTTTACCAAAGTCTCGGAAGCCCAGGTGAATACATTCATGTAGAATAATGTTTGCCATTGCTTCCGCTTTTTGGTTTTTGGAAAGCTGAATGGTATTGGTTGCCCAATTTGCAGTACCACCAACGCCCTTGCCATTGACTTTATTAACCCAATCAGACATATCAAGAATCTTGATGGTCAGGGTTTCAATGTCTATCGGATAAGGGCAATTATGATAATGGAGTAAACAAATTGAAGCATGAAGCCAAGCTCTAATAAATCTCCGGTCCACATAAGTTGCTGTTCCTGAAATTTTCATAATGTTCCTTAGTTAATCCCCTTAATTTTGTTAGAAATCATGCTGCTGGTTTTTTTGGTTGTGGTCGTATCTAGGTGACCATATCGCAGCGTGGACTGATATGATTTATGTCCAGCGTGTTTTTGTGCTTCCGCCAACGTAGCGCCTGACATTAGGGCATAACTTACTGAAGTATGTCTGAGGTCATGCCATCTAAAATCTTTAACCCCTGCACGTTTACATGCACGTTTAAATGCCTTCCTGACTTCAGGCTTTGGGAAAACCATGGCACTGGTGGCATTTTTAAAACGATTACGAAGCAATTCAAAAAGGTCAGGATCTTCGATGCTAAAGTGGTGATCATCATCATTTTTACGTTCTACAAAGGTCAGTTTATTATCCTCAAAACTGACATGCTCCCAGCGCAATCTTTTACACTCTGAAAACCTAGCAGCTGTTAAAATTGAAAACATAAACATGTCATATAAACATTCGGATCCAAGTGATGCGCCAAGCTCCGATAAGTCTGAAGATTTTTTGCACTCCAATCGAAGGGCTTCAAACTCTTCCTCATCGAGCTTTCTAACTCGCTCATTTTTAGGTTCACTCTTAATAACCTTTTCAATTGGGTTTTCATCACAAACACCGACATCATCCCTTTTACCAAAAGCAAAGATACTGCCGAGGGTAGCCATGTAGTTGTTGGCTGTTTTAACGGCGCGGGTTTTTTCAATTGTATTGGCAACCTCGCGGATCTTGCGGGGCCAGTATGATTTGCCTTTAGCGTCAGTCCAGCTGATCAGCTCCTTGCCAAGCTGCTCACGCCAGAAATCTATATGGTGCAGCATATTAACCTGGTCCTTGCAGTTTTTCAGGTGGCCGTGATCTGGATCCACATACTTGTCAATCAGATCATTCAGCGTGGTCTTATCAAGATCGATGGCGGCAGCGGGAGTGCCAAGCTCGGCATCCTTAGATTTCCAAAGCTCTAACATTTCAATGTCATAAGTATCAATAGAAAGCTCTGACACTTTACACAATGTAATCGGGCGCTTTCTTGCGCCAGGTTTTGCTGGCGGGAATATACCGACAAGGTTGACTTCATCCGCGTCTAGTTTTGTAACATCCTCGACCTGGCGGCCACCGCGACCATAGCCAAAAGGCAGCAGCTTGAACTTGCCGCCGTATTGGTTTTGCTTCCATTTCCTCAGTAGTGGGTGCTTTTTCATTTATACCTCAAAAAAAATTATTGACATTCATGCAGCCTTTTGATCAGCTGATCTCACTATCATCAACTGCATGATCATATCGTTACATATATGATCATTATGTACAACATAAAAAAGCATGGATGCTAAAAAAAATTCTGATCTAGCAAAAGCCATAGATCAGAACACCAAATCCAATCAGAAACTTGCTGAAACGATAGATTTATTTATCCAGGTGATCACGCCAGAGCTTAAAAAAACCGACACGGTGCGAAGAGTTCAAGAAGAAAGGGACGAAATTTTAAAAAGTGCCAGAAGGTTATTCGGCGAATGATGTTCCCTGAAAGCGAGGCAAAGATTCAAAAGGCGATCCTGGAATGGGGCACATACCAGGAAGGTATACAATTATTCAGGATGAATGTGATCGGCATCCCCATTCCAGGAAAACCTGGCAAGTATCGCCCTTCAAGAAATGCTGGCATGGCCGATATCTTCTGCCAGCTCATGGTGGCCGGAATCCCCGTTTCCTGTTGGCTTGAAGTCAAAACCAAAACAGGCCGCCAAACCAAAATCCAAAAACTGTTTGAGGGAGCAGTTTCTAATTATTACATCGTGCGCTCCATTGATGATGCCGAGGCTGCGCTTTCTGATGTACGCAAAAAAACAATGGAGAAAATACGTGAGTATCTACCCTTTTGATCGATCCGCGATCCAGGAAGGAATCGCGATTGAAGATTACCACAACCGCGAAATCAACCCTGGCCTGAGCAGCACCATATTCAGGCATATCTCAACCAGCCCAGAATACGCTTACCACAAGCGGATGCACCCTGGAAAGCCAACCAAGGATATGCAAGACGGTTCGATGCTGCACTCGGTTATCACTGAGCCGGAAACCTTTGAAGAAAACTATATGCTGACGCCGAAAATTAATCGGCAATCAAAAGCAGGTAAAGAGGCTTATGCCAAATATATGGAAGAGGCAAAAGGCAAGCAGCTGGTGAATCAAGACCAGTGGGAAATGGCGCTGCAAGTTAGGGATTCAGTACGGTCAAACCGTGAAGCAAATCTGCTGATCAGCGGAACCGAGCCGCACCATACTAGGGTCGAAGTTTCAGGATTTCTTTACAACAAAGATAAACAGACGGTTAAGGCTCGGCCCGATGTCATTTCAAAATATCCCATCATGTCGCTGGCAGATATTAAAAGCCGCCAGGGTGGAGCAGCTGCACGCGATATTTTCCTGAAAGATTTAATCAATCATAAAATTTACCTTCAGGCCGCCCTTCAGGTTTACGTTTGGGAAAGCGCCGGAATTACAATTGAAAATTATTATTACATTCTTGTGGAGAAAGCCCCGCCTTTCCAGGCCGTGGTCTATCCGCTGGACCGTCAGTTTATTGATCTAGGGATCATTGAACTGAATGACCTATCCATCCGCTGGGAACGCTGGATGGAAGATCCAACCCCAGGATATGGCTATTACCAGCAGCGCCTGGAACCGCCCGCCTGGTTCATCAAAAAATATGGAGATTCTGATGAGTGATGCAGCTGTAGCAGTTATAGAAAAACCAAAATCTTTGACTGAAATCATGGCCGCCGAGGTCAACCTGGACCGTGAGGTTTATGTCAAAACCATAAAAAAAACCGTGATGCCTAACGGCGTAACGGATGAAGATGTTGCTGCCTTTCTGGTGCTGGCGCGTGACCTGGGCCTCAACCCGCTATCTGATGAAACACACGCCTTTCCATCGAAGGGCGGTGTGAAGCTGATGGTCGGGGTTGATGGATGGGTAAGCCTGGCGCAGCGAAACAGGAATTTCGATGGATGGGAGCATGAAGATAATTTTGATGAAAAGGGAAACCTGGTTAGCGTGACCGCGGTTATCCGGCGCCGCGATCATAGTGCGCCGACAAAGATCACCGAATACATGGATGAATGTAAACGGAACACCGATCCCTGGAAACAATTTCCAAAGCGGATGCTTCGGCATAAAGCATTCAGCCAGGGCGTCAGAATGGCTTTTGGAATTAGTAATGCGCTGGACCAGGACGAGGCTATGGACATGGGTTACGATTCCGAAAACCGTGAAATGGTTGTGATCAATCCAAAGGGCGAGCAAGCGGATCCGTTGCAGCTCGCAGCTGCTCAAGTTAATGACCAGGTTCAGATTGGCGATCCCTCTTTTGAAAAGGAAATGGAAAAGGCAAAAGTTGAAACCGTGTCGAAGGTTGTGGAAACCAAGAAAGGCCCTGTTGCCGTTGAGATTGATGGCGAAACACCGATGGACCTGGTGATTAAAAAGATCAAAAAATTTAAAGCACCAGGCCCGCTTCAGTCATACCTGGCGCTGAAAAGAGAGCTGGAATGGCCGAAACAATTCAGCAGCGATCAGATTGCGGATCTTGAGGAACTTGCCAATGGAAAGCTGGATGAACTACGAACTGAAGAGGTGGCGGAATGATCACCTATCAGCAAGTTGCTCATCTAATTACTTTTGAGCCGGAAATCCTTGATGAAGTCAAATACCGATACCGAAAAGATTTCATTGCATGGTTCCCGCTGAACATGCACGTAATCGAAGCCTTTGAGCGTTACGCCATTGAGCTGAAGAGAAACGGAAACCGTGAGTATTACAGCATCAAAGCAATCTTGGAGCGACTGCGCTGGGATTCAATGCTGGAAGATTCAGCCCTGGATTACAAACTCAATAACAATCATGCGGCGTGCATTTCCAGGATCCTCATGCGGCTGAACCCTGAGCTGGATGGAATGTTTCAGCTTCGAAGTCAGGTGAAGCCAAGACATGAAGTTGAGGATGCACGGGATGACGAAGAGGAATATGCAGTCGCAGCAATTTAGAGCGAGGCCAAACCAGGTGGCGGGCGCCTCCTTGCTGGCCCTCAGTCCAGCGAACAATGCTCGCCGAGTTATCTTGCACTTTCATGCCTGGGGAATCGATAAAGCAACGCGCTGAAGATGTCTCGCTCTTATGCCTAAAGTAAAAAACAAAGTCAGAATCGGCGTTGAAGCTCCAGAAACTTGGTTGACGCCGATCCGATTTCTTGAGCTGGTACAAAAACCCTATTCATGTAGCTGGTATTTATTCCGATGCCGATGCGGAAATGAAAAAAGGATTAGATATAACACCGTTTACAACTCTAAAGGCAAACACAAAACCAGGTCATGCGGATGTATGTTGATGAAACACATTTTGAAGATTGGTTTTAAAAAGGGAAACAAACCGCATCATGCTGGTAAAAAAAATGGCGAAGGCTGGACAGGAAGAAACGGCGGCGGCTGGAATAAAGGAAAAATACGAATAGATCATCCAGATGGAACATGGAGCTGGATCAACATCAAAGCTGAATTGCCGCCGGATACGGGTGGCCAAACATTACCAGGTGAAAAACAAAGGTGAAACATGTCTGAAAAACTTTACACGCTGCCAGAAATTGAGCAGATGACGGGGATCCATGTCGGCACGCTCCGCCGTGCTGCAAACCATGGGAAGCTGCCAGCGCAGCGCACGGGCAAGGATCAACGCGCCCTTACGCCGTTTCTGGTGCGGCAAAAGGATCTTGATGCCTACTTAGAAAAGCGCCGCGCCAAAGAATTTAAATTTAATATTTTTAATGGCGGTAAAAAAGGAAGGAAGAAAAAGAAATCTGAACCAAGCAGAGCGCAGATCAATGACGCCGTGAAGCGTTATCTGAAGCAGGGTAATAAGATCGAGCGCCGCCAGCCAGAGGTCGAGCCGACCACGTTTAATCCGGCATTCTTGGATGACAGTGAACCTACCATTCTGGATGAGATCCATGGTGATCTGGCAGATCAATCCTGAAGAGGAAAACCCTAAGCCTTTCAAGGCTGAATTTCTTCACCGTGGATGTATTCCATACGAACCTAAAAAACTATTAAGAAAGCTTTTGAAAGAAGCGGCAAGGAAGAATAAGAAATGACTGATGAACAATACGAAAATCTGATGCGGGAACTGGCCGAGCTGAAAGAAATGGCATGGTCTAAAGAAACCCAGGAACAGCTGCTAGAAACCATGAAAGAAATGTCAGAGGTGATGGCCAAGCAAGCCCTGGTTTATGAACAACAGGCCCAGGTATTTGACCGCTTGGAAAAGTATCTGAACGATGAAGATGTCGAACCAGAAAAGAAAGTTTTACTGAGCTAAAGACAACGCCATGGATGGCTTCATTCTATATCACAGATCCTCGATCAAGCACCCGCTGAGATCAAAACCAGCTGTATGGTCATATTGGATTCATTGCCTGGAATCCGCCGCATGGGTTGATCATAAAGTATGGTGGAATAACCAGGAATATTTACTGGAACGCGGCAGCTTCATCAGCAGCTCCGCCAGGGACCAGATTCAGCTGGGCCTTTCACGGCAAGAATTACGGACTGCACAAAAGCATCTTGAACGGTGCGAAATGATAACCATCGAGCCAACCAACAGCGGAACGCTGATCAGAGTCTGCAATTACTCCGTTTACCAGAATCCGAATGGTAAGGCTAACCAACAGGCCAACCCTCAATCAACCAACAATCAACCAACAGCTAACCAACAGCTAACCAACAATCAACCACAACATAAAGAAGGGAATAAAATAAAAGAAAGAAAAAAAGGAAAAAAGATAACTACTGCCGAGCCAAAATATTCCGAGGCTTTTGAAGCATTCTGGAAAGCATATCCAAAGAAGGAAAACAAAGCTGAAGCATGGGAGCTGTATGACGATATTGGACCAGAGCAAGAACAGCAGCTGCTTGAATTTGCTCAACGCTACGCAAAGGAATACAAAGGCAACCGAAAACAATACGCACAGAAAGCTAAATATATTCTCAGGAACATGGAATGGCTGAACTGGATGAACGACAACCAGCCTGAACCAACAGCATCACCAGAGCAACCACGCCAGGAAGATCAATCATCTAAGCAACGCGGCTGCTCATCATTCCAATTCTATCGCACCATCATTCGGCAATCCCTGCCGGATCTTAACCTGGAACAGATTCAACAGCACTGGAATCAATTCCATCACTTTAAAACAGTAATCGAAAATGCAGCAAATCATCAACGTGCAGCAACTCGCTGACAAGAAATTCCTAGACTCCGAAGAGGCTTCGCAATACATGCTCGGCATGTTCAACATCAAACTCTCATCCTGCACCATCAGACGCCTTTGCCGACTGAATAAGATTAAGTCCATCAAGCCAGGAAAGGCTCGCGCCATCAAACCCGAATGGTTGAATGAATACCTCGAAAGTGCATGATCATCAAAAAAGTTGACAATCCCTCAAATAACTTGATAGCGTGAAAATACTCATTCTTTTTCTCCACGCGGCTGGCGGTCCCTCTAATACCCGCGTCAGCCGCATCCACAAGGCAAGGAAGCCATGGCGAAGAAATGGATACCTGACGCAAAAACCTACCAAGACATCGAGCGCATGGCTGCGCTTGGCCTCAATGAGCAGGATATCGCTCATAACCTGGATTTAGATCCTGCCACGTTTTCACGGAAGAAAGACGAATTCGATCAACTTGATCAGCATATAATACGCGGGCGTGCGAAAGGGATGCAGAAGGTGACAGGGCATCTGATGGAGCAGATCGAGGGCGGCAATCATCAAGCCACCGCGTTCTACCTCAAGAATCGAAGGCCCTCAGATTGGAATGACATTCAGAGCGTGGCTGCGATCCAGGTGAACCTGGGCAAGCTCAGTGACACTCAGCTGCTGGATGAGCTGCGCGGCGATGAAACGATTGCTCATGCAGTGGCAAACGAACTGCCAGAGCTGGAACGTTTAAACGATGTATAAACAAGCCACCGCCTTGGAACAAAACCCAGCAATATCAATGGGTTATGACTTAGGCAATCGGGTTGTGAACCCGCGTAGTGATGTCGAAGTGCTGCTGCGCCCTCTGGATCCTGACGGGACAGCTGGCGAGATGGAGCTGGGCCTGGTCATGGATTCCTGGACCCGCGGGGTGGCAGATGACTCGCCTTGGAACCCCCAGGTCGGCAGAGGCCGCGGCGGGGTGGCCCGTACCCCCGTACCCCCCCATATCACCCTTTACTACCACGACACTATCCTCAAAAAAAATCTCCCGAATATGAGCATTATGGTCGCATGTGATCCTTTAGCGCCCTCTTCCGTTTGGGGTTGGTGCGCGTATTCGCCGGAGGTGTTGCATTACGTGTACGTGAAGAGTGCATTTCGCCGGATGGGGATAGGCGGGTCAATGATACGGGATTTATTGGATAACGGGATATTTTCGGATTCAGGACAAATTTGTTGCAGCCATAGGACCGCGGGATTGTTTAGGGCGTGGCCGGAGGTTAGATGGTTGTGGAACCCTTACAAAATTTTAGGCTTATGAAAGAGTTATCAAAGGTTCAATTTTCGAAGTTTTTACAAGTACCGAGTGCTGGCGGGGGCGAGACATTGCGTGCCTCGAAAGCAGTTTCCATCGATTTTGATGACACGGATCGGATGGTTTATGTGACCGCAACAAATCCGTCAGATGGCGTGGTGAGTAGGCGCATGGTTCCATTGGAGAATATTTTGATGATGGAGTTGATGGAAGATTTTAAAACAGCAGAGGAACAGAGGAAGAGTATTGGCAGGAAGTCCGAAAAAGCGAGCGCGAAGGGAAGCGAGGGCGGATCTTCAGTGGAATCCGCGGCAAAGGGCGCTGGCGGAGGAAGCAGTAAGAAGGGTCCGAGCAAAAAAGGCGGTTCAGGAAAAGCTTGAGGCGGTACGTGCTGCAATGGTGCGTAGTCTCCATGAGCAGCAGCTCGGTTTTTTTGATGACACAGCAAAGAAGAGATTAGCGAGGTGTTCAAGGCGTGCAGGGAAAACGCATTTGGCAGCAATTGGGTTGGTGGATGCAGCAGTAAGATTTCCTGGAACATTGGTTCCCTACATCACGCTGAGTATTAAAAATGCGAGAAGGATTTTATGGACCACGCTGAGGCAGCTGGAAGGGCGTTATGCGATGGGCATGGAGTTTTTGGAAAATGCGCTGACGGTAAGGTTTCCAAATGGGAGCCAGATCATTTTAGGCGGTTGTCAGGACAGGGAGGAAGTTGACAAGTTTCGAGGCCCCGCGTATGGCCGGATTATTGTGGATGAGGCGCAATCGATCAAAACCTCGATTTTGGAGAATCTGATAGATGATGTTTTGGAAGCAGCAACCATCGACCTTAATGGAGAAATGTGGCTCTTTGGAACGCCGTCTGCGAGTGCAAGCGGTTATTTCCATGACGCAGACCAGCTCAAGCGTAGTCCCTGGAAAAGTTTCTCATGGACGTTATTGGAGAATCCGCACCTTACTGGGGCGCGTGAATGGTTGGATCGAAGGAAAGAAGAAAACGGATGGGAGGAAGATGATCCCACATTCCGGCGGGAATACTTAGGTCAATGGGTCAGGGATGAAAACTCTCTGGTTTACAGTTTCTCGAAAAAGCGCAACCTGGTGGAAGAGCTGCCGGAAGTTGATTGGAAATATGGTTTGGGCATTGATTTGGGTTTCTCCGATGCAACGGCGCTGGTGGTTGTGGCATGGTCTGATGAAGTGCCGGAAACTTATGTGGTCGATGTCGAAAAGCATCACGGGTTTGCTGTTGATGATATTGCTCGGCGTGTTAGATGGCTGGAAGCAGAGTATGGATTCGATAGGGTCGTGGCAGATACCGGGGGATTGGGGGTTATGATCATTGAGGAACTGAACCGTAGGCATTCGCTGAGTATTGAGGCGGCCAAAAAACGGCAGAAGCATGATCATATTGAGCTGATGAATGCAGATTTGAAAAAAGGAAAGCTGCTGGTTTTGGAAACTGAGGCAACCAAGGCCCTGGTGGATGAGATTGAGCTGCTGGAATGGGATCACATAGAGAGATCAAAGGGGAAATGGGTGGAAGCAGCATCATGTGAAAACCATGCTTGTGACGCATTGCTTTACATCTGGCGCGAATCGCTCGGATTTTTACATACCCCAGAGGATCCGATTCATGTTGTAGGGTCCGATGGATGGTTTCAGCAGGAAGAAAGGCGTATGGAAGAGGCAGCCCTGGCGCAGATTGATGATGAACCTAGTGAATGGTGGGAATTTGAACCTCAGATGGTGAATTAATGGCGAAAAAACCCAATCAAGCAGCTGCATCCTCTGGATATTGGGAAAATCTACGCCGCCAGAGGCTTAGAGAGCAAGAACAAAGGGGCCAAATTACTCAAGAGGGCCTGAAAAACATTGCTCTGGGTCGAGTTGCGGGTGCTGCGGGTTTAAAAATGGACATTGCCGAGCTAATAACGCCGCCACTGGTCACGCCACCGTCATCGCTTAAAGCTAAATCGATGCGCCCGT